TTAGCCGTGGAATTTATAAGTAATAGACTGGCTAACTAGCACCTTAGCGCATATATAAAGCCCATTAATAGCATCTTCGTCCAGATACCAAGTTTCATATCTAGGGTTGTCAGATATAACTGCTAGGCGCTTATACTGTTTCTGCAATCGCTTTATGTAGAGCTGGTTATCCAATACGAACACATAAATCCCGTCACCATCAAAAAAGTTTGTGGTTATATCTACGAATATCTGATCCCTAGGTTCGAACGTTTCAGCCATCGAATCACCTTTTACAGTGATCATCTTTATCGTATTTGAAGGTCTTCCACCGAATAATCTTTTTGCTTCATCCGCTGAATACTCAATAGCCGTGATAGTCTCGATAAAATCATCGATAACCATCACGCCAGCACCTGCACTCGCTTCTACGTCTAGTATTTCAACCTTATAAGCATTACTAATACCACCCCCTTCATCCGAGTGCGTACCAGTACTTATGTTGCTGACTTCCGAACTATGGATAACAGGAATAGTTGGCTCTTCGCCATTACCAGACGACAACCATTCAGGAGAGACCCTCAGAACTTTAGCTATTTCTATTAATTTTGTTGAATTTTGTGCATTTCCAACCTCAATCTTTTGAATTGCAGCCTGTGATATACCAACAGCCTCGCCTAGTTCTTTCTGAGATAAGCCCGACAATTTACGAGCTTTTTTTAATCGTTGTGCAAGAGTAGTTTTCATAGTCTTAAATATACAACCGCAGTTGTTGGCATTCAAACAAATATAGTTGTTGATTAAAAACAACTAAGGTTTTATTATATGTAAAATAAACAACGGAGGTTTTTTATGAACGAAGCAATTAAAACCGCCATTGATATTGTAGGGACACAAAAAAAACTAGGTGAAGCATGTGGCATAACACAGCAAGCAGTTTTTAAGTGGCTACATAACAAGGCAAAAGTATCGCCTGAACATATCCCATTAATTGTTAAGGCTACAAATGGTCAAGTTAAAGGGAAAGACATACGCCCAGACTTACCGCACTTATGGGATTTAGGGAAACAATACTGGTAACACCATCGCTCTTTAATAATCAAGCCCAAAACTCCTGCATCAGGAGTAATACACACTCACAGGATCGTGAGCAACGGACTAACTGTATCTAAAAGGACTATAGACTATGGAACATGCAAAAAATATCAAAGTAGAGTGTTCATCAAACGAATTGATGACGTTTTACATTCAACAAATGTATTCAGTCGGTAATAACGGACTCGCTAAGGCGCTAGGAATACACCCATCAAAATCCAGTCGAGATAAAGCCCGAATATTCGATTTAGCTTGCCAGTTGGTGAGTAAGTTCGGATTACCGCCTGACTCTGTAAATATCAGTGATAAGCCAACGAAAGTTGTTCTTGAAGGTGATTATGCAGAAAGGGTTATTCAGGCTCTTGAAGGGAAGGGAAAGATTAAAAGAAAAGCCCCAGCGGTAACTGAGGCTTCTCAACAAATGGACTTAATTTAACAACAACCCAATGAGGTAATTATGAATCAAATAACTACTTTAGTAAACAGTGGTGAATTAACCATGAGTAGTCGTGAAATTTCTGAGCTTACAGGCAAGAGACACGACAATGTGATGAGAGACATTAGAAACATGCTATCCGATATCGGAGTTCCCCTCAAAACTGAGGAGACCGAAGAAATCAATAACTTAGGAATGAGTGTAAAGCAAAAATATTACTTGCTCAACAAAGAAGAATGTTTGTGTCTGATTTCTGGTTACAGCATCAAGTTAAGAATGGCAATCATTAAACGCTGGCAAGAACTTGAATCTCAAAAATCCATTATCCCTCAAACGCTGCCAGAAGCCTTACGTCTCGCTGCTGACTTGGCAGAGCAAAAACAAATCGCAGAACAGAAATTAGCAATCGCAGCGCCTAAAGCTGAATTTGTTGATCGGTGTGTTCAAGCAACTGGCTTACTGGGTTTTAGAGAGACAAGTAAATTACTAAAAGTGAAAGAGAACTTCTTTAGAGAGTTTCTACTTTCAAAACGAATTATGTACAAACTGGCTGGAAAATTAACACCTTATTCAGAACACCTTGACGCAGGGCGTTTTGATGTGAAAACAGGTGAGAATCAAATAAACGGTCACGCTTACACACAAGTTAAATTTACACCCAAAGGAATTCAGTGGATCGCTGGGTTATTGGCAGTGGAGCAATTGGAGGCAGCATGAGCATGATATTAATGGCGAAAGCCATGCAGTTAAAAGTAGGTAATCCATCAAGGAAGCTTGTGTTAATAAAATTAGCTGATAATGCCAACGATAAAGGCGAGTGCTTCCCGTCTTATCAGCATGTAGCAGATCAGTGTGAAATTAGCAGAAGAAGCGTTATCAATCATATTGATGCGTTATGTGAACAGGGTTTAGTTAGAAAGGTTTATCGCAGTGGTGAAAAAGGTAATTCATCTAATGTTTATAAATTAAATTTAGATGAACCAATACAAGAGTCACCTAGTGAAAAATCTGCACTAGGTATGGTGAAAGATTTGCACCACCCTAGTGAAAAATCTGCACCACCCCCTAGTGAAAAATCTGCACCACCCCCTAGTGAAAAATCTGCACTAGGTATGGTGAAAGATTTGCACCACCCTAGTGAAAAATCTGCACCACCCCCTAGTGAAAAATCTGCACCCAGAACCAGTCACTCTTTTGAACCAGTCAATGAACCAAAGAAAAAGGGATTTGATGCGAAGAAGGAATCTATCCCTGATTGGTTAGATCGTGAAATTTGGTTTAACTGGATTGATTACAGGAATGAAATTAAAAAGCCCTTCAAAACTAAAAAGACCTTTGAGTTACAGGTTAAATTTTTACTGGAATGTCTCGAAGAGGGTTATTCGCCTGAAGAAATAATTAATCAATCCATAACCAATGGCTGGCAAGGGCTGTTTAAACCTAAAAATAACCACCAAGCAATAGCATCACAGCAAGGTAGTTGGAACACGCCGGAGGCATGGAGGGATTTCATTTGAAAACCAATTTAATGGCGGCGATCAATAATCGTGATGCGGGCGCTTTAGCCAGAATGTCACATGGAGATATCACAAAAAAAGTAGTCAATTCAAACGCTGAAAAGATGGTTGATTCACTATTCAAAAGTTTAAAGCAACTCTTTCCTGCGTCAGTTAGTACCGTTTTTAAAAATGCAAATGACGAAATGGACGCTAAGAGACAATGGATCGCCGCCTTTGCTGAGAATGGAATTACTACCAGACAGCAACTTCAAAACGGTATGCGACACGCCAGAGCAAGTGATAACCCTTTCTGGCCTGCTGTTGGTCAATTTATCAAGTGGTGCAAGGAAGAGGATTATGTGGCTCTTGGTTTGCCTGACGAGGATCAGCTTTACGAACTCTATCGAGAATACTGCAAAATGCGTGGTTGGCGTGAAATGAAATGGCCCTCAAACGCTTGCTACTGGATGGTTACTAAAATTTACTCTGAGATGCGAAGTAAAAGCCTAACGGATAGTGAGGTTAAGAAGCTTTGCGCCAAAGAGTTACGGAGCATGACTGCAAGAATCAAATCAGGTGAAACTATTCCAGCGCCAGTTAAACAAATACCTCAGTTACACATTCCAACCAGCAAAGAAAGATCATTAGAACACCTTGCTTCAATTAGAAAGAAATTAAATCTTAACCCTAAATCTATTTAAGGAAATAAACATGAACTTTTTCAAAAATGCGATTGTATATCGCATGACTCGTGACATTCAAATTTCAGCAGAACAACTTGAAGAGGCATTAAAAACTTTAGCATTTACACCATGTAGTAGCCAAGATATGAGTCGCACTGGCTGGGTGTCACCACTTGGTAATTACGGTGAAATGTTAACTCACGTTGCCGGCAATCAGGTTTTACTCTGCATTAAAAAAGAAGAAAAAATATTGCCATCGACAGTTATCAAGGAAACTCTACAAGAAAAAATTGAAAAACTAGAAAGTGAACAAGGTCGCAAGCTGAAAAAGACAGAAAAAGCGACATTAAAAGATGAAGTCATTCACTCTCTCTTGCCTCGCGCATTCAGTAAATATTCTCAAACTCAGATCTGGATTGATTTGGATAAGCAAAGAATTATCGTTGATGCCAGTAGTTCTAAACGCGCAGAAGATTCACTTGCGCTACTCCGTAAGACAATCGGTTCATTACCGGTTATTCCACTTCATACTGAGCAACCAGTCGAGATAACGCTTACTGGATGGGTCCGTAACAATGATATCCCATCAGGATTTATGCTTCATGACGAAGCCGAGTTAAAAGCGGTGTTAGAGGAAGGCGGTATTGCTAAGTTTAAAAAGCAAGATTTAGCTTCAGACGAAATTGCCACCCACATCGAAGCAGGTAAACATGTCACTCAGTTATCTATGGAGTGGCAAGAGCGCATCAGCTTCACGATAACCGATAGCCTTATGCTTAAGAAAATCAGCTTATCTGATGTTTTGAAAGAGCATAACGACGACATTCATCATGATGATTATGCTCAACGATTTGATGCTGATTTCATTCTGTTTACTGGTGAATTTTCCGTGCTGATCGATGAATTAGTGTCTGCGCTAGGTGGCGAATCTAAGGCTTAACACGCAAGAGGATTTTTAGATGAATGCATATTACGAATACGTGATTAAGGCGCAAGAAAGGAGCAGGCAGCAAAGCCTAGACAGAATGTACGCTTTAGCTCTTCGCCTTGAGGAAATAATGGACGATTTACATGAGCGAGCAGAAGTGATGCGTCGTGAGCTGGCAATTAAGCGAGGTGTTGAGTGATGAAAGGAACAGAATTTAAAAAGTTGATGTGGCTCTACGCTGATGAGGCAATGATACGCAAGCGTAGATATGTGAGGGGCGGGAAAAAGACAGCGGACCGCAATCGAAAAATGCACAAACCATATCGTTGTGAAAAGGTTATGAATCGCCTTTTAAGAATTGATTCTGATGCGTTTGTTAAAAGACTAAACCGAAAGGAGGCATCTAATGCAGGGAACTAATTTAACAGAAATGAAAATTAACATACCAGCCGAACTTAGTGAAAATACAGCAGATCTTGTTGTTAAATTTGCTGAAGCCATGGCAGAAAAATTACATAAGTCTGAGAAAAAATACGGGTATTCAGACGAATGGATGGCTAATAGCTGGGGATTGGATTGTAAGAATCAATTCATGCGACACATACAGAAAGGCGATCCTGTTGATGTGGCTAATTATTGCGCGTTTATGTTTTATCACGGCTGGTCAACCATGCTCCCACCAATGCCAGAGGGTGAATGATGACAGAGCGGGAATTAAAACTAGAAGCCGTAGCAATTTGGCAAGAGCTAATTTTACAAGCTAAGCGAAAATACCAATGGTGGGAGTTGTAGCAGCATGGAACAGGAGAGCTAACAGTGAAAATTAAATGTGTAGAGTGTGGTCATATCCATCTCAAAAGTGAAAGACTGCATCCGCCTGAATTCAAAAACTCAATGTGCCCTAAGTGTTGGTGTCAGGGTTTTATCATATTGGAGAGCTAACAGTGAGTGAGCCAGTAGAAGTAATGGTCTATTACGTTAACTTCAATACGGATAGCAGATTTTGGATGTTGAAAATAAATGTAGGTTGGATTGAGGAGCACTATAAATTCCCATGCAAACCAACTAAAAGACAAATCCGCAAAAAGAAAAAAGAATGGATCCAAGAAGCTAAATATTGGATAGAGGTATACGCAGAAATGCAAGGAGCTAACAGTGAGTGATAAACCATGAGCATTTCAGCAATCACGACGATTAGGTGTTTTTTCACTGGTCATAAATTCGAAAAGCAAGAAAACTGTTGTAATGACGGATCATATTTCTTTTGCTCTCGATGTGGCATGACACTGTGGAGATATAACATTAAATACAGGGGGTAACTTGGAAGCAGATTTTCTCTTCCACGAATCAACCAAAAATACCGCATGGCAACACCTCAAAGAAGTTCTAGCAACAAACCAACCACACCGAATCATTATCAAGCCTTGGAAAAACAAGCGTTCATTATCTCAGAATGCAACTTTTCATTTGTGGTGCACAGAGATAAGTAAATACCTATGTAAGAACAACGCCAATTACACACCAGAAACCGTCAAGGAGATGCTTAAACATACATTCCTAGGCTACGAGGTGGTCGATATGATTGACGTTACTACACAGCTTACAGAGCGCGTAAGGACACTTCGGAAAACATCAAAACTTGATACAGGTGAAATGTTCCACTTCATGGAGCAGGTTGAACGCTGGGCGGTAGGTATAGGTTGTTTCGTGACGATACCTGATAACAGTGAATATATGAAATTGAAAAGGGAGCAGGACAAATAATTATGGCTAAGAGAAATAACGCACTAGAGAGCATGAAGAAGTGGATGGATGCCATTCCTCAATGTTTACAGCCACAAGGTAAGCAAATTGACAACGAAGAACCCAAAGATAAGCCTGCAGCCAAGAAGCGGAGGGCGAGAAAGTGACATGGGAAAGTAAAATTGAAGGCCTGAATATTGATCAGTTAAAAGATTTTAGGGAAGCGATAAGCAAAGCAATAACGCAGAAAGAGCATGAAAAAATGAGGTTAATATGGCGAGTACGCAATCGCTGGCAAACCTTTGGTGACTTTCGTGAAGATGATTATTTAGGAGCTGTTAACCGTCTCGTAGAAACTGCCAACAAGCTCAATGCTGATGGTGATACTTACTCAATGTCACTCTCAATTGAGCAATGGCGGATCCCTGAATCTGAATATGAGGATTGGTTTAAATGAACTGCATGTCATGCAATAGGCCGCTAACAGATGATGAAATTTACGCGTGTGCTCAGTGCGCTGATGAATACGCTCATTTGGAAGTGATGGAAAAAATCAAAGGAGAGGGAGATGGCGAGGTATCGCAGTAAATACAAACACAAACATAAATATCCAAAGAAACCACAAAAGGAGTTTGAACCAATGCTTAATGCCAATTTATTACGCTATGGAAAATTTGTCGCAATATGGTTTATCGCCATGTTAATTCTTGGAGTTGTTTTGGGGTGATGTATGGCTAAGGCTAAAAAGCCGAAGCTCAAAACCTGTAAAGTCTGCAACAAAGAATTCACTCCCTACCTATCTACCCAAAAAGTTTGTTCCACATCTTGTGCAATAAAATTCGCCTCAAATGAAATTAAACGGACCGAAGAAAAGGACCGTAAAAAACGTTTATCTGAGGAAAGGAAGTTATTGCGGATCCGAAAGGAAAAGTTAAAGACAAAATCAGACTGGAACAAAGAGGCCCAAGCGGCAGTAAATAAATACATCTTTTGGCGAGACTACGGTCAGCCATGCATCGCTTGCGGTCGGCCCTTAAATTATGGAGTAAGAGGTGGGTCCGTAGATGCTAGTCATTACAGGTCAAGGGGTTCGGCAAGTCATTTAAGATTTAATTTACTCAATATTCACGCTGGCTGTGTTTACTGCAATAGGGACCTGTCAGGAAATCTCATCCCGTATCGCATTAATCTCATCAATAAAATCGGCGAAGAGCGAGTAATTCGTTTAGAGCACGATAACATGGTCCGTAAATTCGACATCGAATATCTCAAGCGAATGAAATCAATATTCACTCGTAGGGCCCGTTGGTATGAGAAAAGGCGAAAGGATCAATATTCGGAGGTGGCTTAATGTTTACTGACTTAATCGCAGCTATTGAAGAATGCAGGTTTAGGGCATTAACAGAACGCACAGGGAATAAGCCTAAGCGTTACTTATCTATAGTTCAGAAAAAGCATGGCTTCATGGAAGTTGTAGAAACGGGGTGGGCGAGAAGAGCAAACCTACCGATCATGTATTCAGTAGGTTGCGATAGATATCACACAGTATTACCGGAGGCGAGATGAGGGAATGTGATCCGTTCAATCTACTATCTCTTTACTCAAGCAAAAATGAATTAAGGCGGATTTGGGGTTCTAATCGAAAAAACGCATTAGACAGTAAGCGAGTCTGGGTTCGCTACATGCTAATGACGTGGGGAAAGGAGTACGGTGGCAATGACTACCCTCATTCTGGGTCAGATAGTGTCATTGGACGATTAATGATTAGGACGGAATGGAGCGAAACAGAAGGGGAAAGAATAATAAAAGTTGTAAAAGACTTGTATAAAATGGGATATCAAGGAGAGGAGTTATTCAAAAAGTCACATGAGATATTAAATCCTAAAAATAAAATAAGCGACCTCATTGCTCTCGCCAAAGAATCAGATGATGCCGCTTTTGTAGAAAATGTAATAACGAAGACATTTGCTAAAAACAATCCGATTCGTCATGTAGCTATTAAACGATATTGTGAGCGCAAATACCCGCAAAAGATGGCGCGTGAATTGAGTTATCAAACTAAAATCAGCATACAGCAAGCGGTGAGGAGGATCGGCTGGGCGGAAAGCATTCTTGAAGAGGAGATGTTTTACGCAATGAAACATGAATTAGAAAGGGAGTTATGTCTGATTTCATAAATATTTAAAATATATATTGCAAATGCGAATTTTATGTGTATAGTTTGTGGTATGCTCGGGTAATAAAACAAAGAGCACTGAAAGCCTGATAGAGATATCGGGCTTTTTTTGTATCTGAAATCCGAACAGTGCCCCTCATAACCTCTACGTAGAACGGAGAAATCTGGTTTGCGATACACTTGGGGCTTTCTATTTTAATTCCCTCCGAATTCAAGGGAATAAGTTATTGATATTTATCCAGAGTGCTTATTTGCATTGTGGGTAATCCAACTCTCCGGAATTTCCGGATAGTTCACATGTTCGGTTATTCCGAACAACTCATTCAGAAGATCGCTTAGGCGGTCTTTTTTCGTATATGCCGACCACAGAACAATTACCCTCGTTATCACGTTCACATCAAGTCTGTGAGTCGGCGTTCTATTAACTAAATTCCTCCTATGGGGAGGTGGGTATGAAACGTATGTCAGAAAAATTCGAATGGGAGCAGATTTTACGCTGGTTACAATCGGTCCTCCCACTCTTAGGTGGATTTACTATTGCTACAACAATTGCATACATCAGAGAAAGACAGGCTGGTTCTCAATGGAAGCGTTCTTTAGGTGAGGCTGTTATGTGTGGATTGCTTAGTGTTGGAACTATTCGGTTTATTGATTGGTGGCTATCACGTAGTGGTGATGCTAGTTCGTGGGCATTATTGGCGGAATTCTGTGGTGTTGTAATTGGATTTTTAGGGACAAAGAAACTATACGCGCTTTTTGAGGGTGCGGTCAAAATAGTAAAGGCTAAGTTTGGAGTTAAAGATGACTAGACCAGCACGCGGGGAAAGAAACAACAACCCTGGTAATATTCGACACGGTTCAAAATGGCAAGGACTATCAGCACAGCAAACAGATAAAGACTTCTGCCAATTTGTATCACCTGAGTACGGTATACGGGCCATCTATAAATTACTGCAGACATACCAAAAGAAATACGAACTCAATACTGTCGAGTCGATTATCGATCGATATGCTCCGCCAAATGAAAACAACACTGCCGGCTACATCAATCGAGCAGCTAAAGATATCGGCGTTAGCGTAAACGCGCCTATTAACGTTTCATCTAAATCGGTTGCTATTGCATTGGCTACGGCGATTGTAGGCGTTGAGTTGGGTTATCAACCGTATTCGCAAAAAATATTTGAAGATGCTTGGTTGTTGTTATGAGTAAGAAATTGCTAATTGCCTGTGCTGTGATGATGACGTTGTTATTTATCATGACTCGATGGCAGGCAGGAAAAATTGATGAGCTGAATGAGAGTTTAACCAAGCTAGAGAAAGACAATTCATCTCTAACCAATCAGTTATCTCGCCAGCAATCCGTTACCGAAAACGCCAACCGCACATTCAGGATTATCAACAATGTCTCATCACTTAATAGCGAAGAGCGGAATAGGTCAGCCGTGGATTCTGAAAAAGTTAAAACGGTTATCAAAACTGTTCTTGTCAATAATGATTGCGCCAATACTGCTATTCCTAATGATGCTCTTATCAGGATGCACGACTATTCAGAAAGAATACGTGCCAGTGGAGCACATAGCGATACCGGCACACCTAACCGCTGATTGTCTACTGCCATATATACCCGAACAAATGACATGGGGAGAATCGTTAATGTTAAACATCTCCCTGTTATCGGTTATTGAGCAATGTAATTCAGACAAGAAAGCAATACGGGAAATTGAACAACAACGAACCTCTAAGTAATTAGGGGCTTTTTAATGGAGAAATATCATGGCAGCACAAGGTTTCGATAACCCAACTCAATTCCGTGAAGAATTGGATAAAAGCATTCCCAAAGAATAAAAAAAGCCCAGCATGGGTGCATGGGCAAACTAACAGGATATTAATCAAAGTATAGTGATAATTACTTAGTATAGCTTAAGTAAATATATATATCAGCAATTAGATAAGTCGTTTATCCATTAAGGAGAGTGATCATATCTTGACTGCTAGGAACAGACTAGAAGTGGCTTGGCAGTGTATCGCTAAGCTGCGAACTCTACGCATTTCATTCTGTGCATTCACCGCGCAATTAAAAACACTCACAGAACCTTACAGAAAGTCGAACCTGAGAAAAACCGTTAATGGTGTTTTCTGTGGGGCGGTTATTTCTGGTGAACAGGTTCGCTTTTCTATAAGGATTTACACCATGAGCAAATCATTAGTTTTCAAAGGTAATGAAATTACTCCATTTGATAATGGTGATAATAAGATTTGGTTTACCAGCTCTCAGATGGCTAAGCTACTCGAATACAAAAATGAGAAGTCAGTAACCAATCTATATAACGCCAACAAAGACGAGTTTTCTGATGATATGACAATGGTCACTGAAACAATGACCAATGGAATAAACAACAAGTTACGTAAGAAAAAGGTCAGGATCTTTTCTGTTAGAGGTGCACATCTAATCGGAATGTTAGCTAATACAGATGTAGCGAAATCCTTGCGTCGATGGTTACTTGATCTAGCTGAAAAAGAGTCAAAACCACAAACAGGGTTAGCAAACCTTGACATGAATGAGCTTAAAACCCTGACTATCAATGAGATGCAAAATAGATTAGTAGCAGCCGATAACTGGTCGTTCGAGAACTTTGGCAGGAAAGGTAGTGACTTAATGAATTTACGCAAGCGTCACTTAAAGAAAATACGCAAAGCGAAGAAGGCAATTAAAGAACTATCACAATTAACCTTGCCTGATATGGGCGAATTTCCAGATGGAGAAGAGCCAGCATGAACCACGAACAATTCATAGAGCAGAACGTACTAGCCGAGTTAAAAAAGCTCGGCTTTTCTTTACCTGTTTGTCGTAGAGCAAGTTACATGGCGGTAGATCATTATCGCCGAAGCTCTCAAGCAAGTAGAAAAGGGCGAATGTTTGACGACTGCTTACATATTGCCAAAGTGTGGGCGAGTAAGTTTGCTAAGGAGAAAGTATGACCAAACAAGAAAAAGCAAACTTATCCATTCTCTATCGTCAATTACAGCAATCACTTGAATACTTACACTGTGGAAGAGTTGATGATGGGAGAATAGTTGCTGAAATCGTCGAGCGCGAGTTAGGCAAGTTAGTCAACAAACAGAAAACCAAATAGGCCCTAGCGGCCTTTTTTATTTAAGGAATGGATATGGCTAAAAGACCAGATTGGGAGGCCATCGAGTCGGCTTACCGAGCTGGCGTGATGTCCATAAGGGAAATAGCCTCTCAATACGAGATAACCCATCAGGCGATAAGTAAGCGTGCCAAGAAAGAAGGATGGGAGCGAGATTTAAAGGCAAAGGTTAAGGCTAGGGCTGAAAACTTGGTTGCCAAAAGGGAGGTTGCCAGTCTGGTTGCCACCGAAAAGGCTATTTCAGAACGGCAACTTATTGAGGCTAATGCCGAGGTTATCGCTAATGTCCGCATGGAGCATAGAGGCGATATTCGAAGGGCTAGAGAATTAACCAACAACTTATTTGATGAACTATCTGCTGAATGTGCTGATGTGCCAGCCTTAAGAAAACTTGGCGAGTTAATGTTTAGTCCTGATGATAACGGACGCGATAAACTCAATGAAATTTATCATTCAATCATATCTCTCCCTGAGCGCGTTAAGTCAGCCAAAGCATTAAGTGAAACACTCAAAAACTTGGTTGGGCTTGAGCGTCAAGCATACGGCCTTGATGATGTTCAGCCGAATAAGACAGCTAGTCAGCTATCAGAACTAATGGACGACTTATCTAAGGAATAATCATGAAGCCAGAACATCTTGCATTATTAAGAGATAAGCTCTGGCGATTGAATCACCTCTACTGGATCACAAACAAAGAAGGTAAGCCAGTTCGATTTAAAATGACGCCTGAGCAACTCGAATATTTTGAAGGGATGCACACGCGAAACATTATCCTGAAAGCTCGTCAGCTTGGCTTTACTACAGAAGTCTGCATTATCCAATTAGACGCAGCGTTATTTGAGGCGGCTAAATGTGCATTGATAGCCCACACACTTAACGATGCTAAGCGACTATTCAGGGAAAAGATAAAGTATGCCTATGACAAGCTACCCGATGAAATCAAAGCGGCTAACCCAGCGAGTAATGATGCGGCTGGTGAGTTGGTGTTTAGTAAAGGCGGGTCGCTTTATATCAGCACGTCATTTCGTGGCGGTACGCTCCGTTATTTGCACGTTTCTGAGTTCGGTAAGATATGTGCTAAGTATCCAGAGAAAGCCCGTGAGATTGTCACTGGCGCATTTGAGGCGGTATCAAGCGATTGTTTTACGACGATTGAAAGCACAGCGGAGGGTCGAGCAGGTTATTTCTTCGATTATTGCCAGTCTGCTGAGAAAGCGCAAATTCAGAATAAGACTCTCTCTAACCTAGACTGGAAGTTCTTTTTCTTCTCATGGTGGAAGAATCCAGAGTATGCCATTAACCCTGTTGAGCCATTACCCCAGCGGTTAGTTGATTACTTTGATGAGATAGCCAGCAAACATGGTGTTCAATTAAATGAGCGCCAGAAAGCATGGTATTACGCCAAAGAGAAAACGCTTGGCGACGATATGAAACGGGAATATCCGTCAATACCGTCTGAGGCATTCCAACAATCGGTTGAAGGCGCTTACTACGCTAAGCAATTCCGCTTTCTCTACGAAAATAAACGCATTGGTACGCTTCCTGATAACTCGCACTTACCGGTTCACACGTACTGGGATATTGGTGTGGGTGACTCAACGTCAATTTGGTTTATTCGTGAAGTGGGCGAAGAGTTCCATGTCATTGATCACTACTCAAACAGTGGTGAAGGTCTACGGCACTACATGAAAGTGCTGAAAGACAAAGGCTACACATATGCAAGTCACAATGGCCCTCATGATATCGATAACCGCGAGTTTGGTTCTGATGCGAAATCACGACGTGAATTAGCGCGTGAAGGGTACGAAATAGACGGACAAATTTACTCAATCCGATTTGAAGTGGTGCCAAAGCTTTCAGTCGATGAAGGTATCGAGGCAGTACGTGAAATTCTGCCACTTTGCGTGTTCGATGAACACAAATGCAGTGAAGGCATTGCTCATCTAGAAGCTTATCGCAAAGAGTGGGATGACAAACGGGGCTGTTGGAAAGATAAACCGCTTCACGATTACACGTCACATGATGCTGACGGATTTAGGTATTTTGCGGTGAGCAGAAGAAATACTAAACGATTGACTAAGAAAATAGAATTTAACTGGAATTAACATGAATACAAACGTTGATTATAAGCATCCAGCTTACAATGAGTTTTTGCCTGAGTGGGACATGATCGGCGATTGTGTTGATGGCGAGCGAGTTGTTAAAAGCAAAAAAGAGAAATATCTCCCTCATCCAGCAGATAACGAATGTGAAGATGATAAGGGTAATGAGCGTTATAAGCGCTATTTAGCTAGAGCATCATTTCTGAATGCCACGGGTAGGACACTTAGTGGTTTGCTTGGTATTGCTTTCAGTAAGCCAGTAAAGATTAGTATTAGTGGTGATGTTGAGTATTTAGAAACTGATATTGACGGTCAAGGTCAGCCACTTACTCAAATGATAAGGGATGCGTTATCGCAAAACTTACAGCGTGGTCGAGCAGGTTTATTAAGTGATTTTAGTGGCTCAGGTATTCAGTCAGAGGCTAATAAAGGTCGCTCCTATATTAGGTTGTTTACAGCAAAAGAAATTATTAATTGGCGTGTAACGAACGGGAAAACATCCCTCGTTGTTCTCAAATATCAAGAGCCAGTAGATACAGATGATTTTGAACTGCAAATGCAGAATAACTGGATTGAATTAAGGCTTGTTAACAATGTGGCTTGCTCTCGTCGCTGGTATGAAGATGGAGACATAAAAGTTACAGAGTGGGTTGTATTAAAGGATGCGCACGGCATTCCATTAAGGGAGCTTCCTTGGTCATGGATTGGCTCAATGAATAACGATCACACTCCTGACGCTCCACCTCTTGCTGATATTGCATATGTGAATATCAAACATTACCAGGCTGAAGCTGATATTGCAGAGTCTGCACATACCGTCGGACAACCAATGGTCGCATTAACGGGGCTTACAGACGATTGGGTTAAAAACTATATGTCTGATGGATTTACTGTTGGCTCGCGTAAAGGGGTGCTACTACCGCAAGGTGGTGACATGAAGTTTGCACAGCCCGAAGATAGGAATATTCAGATAACCCTAGCCGAGCGCAGAGAAAAGCAGATGGCAATGCTGGGCGCTAAGTTAGTCGAGCGCGGAACATCAGCAAGAACAGCAACTCAGGCGCAGGATGAGGCTCAAACAGATAATTCAGTGCTTTCATTATGTTCCGGAAACGTCGAACAGGCCGTTAACCGAGCACTTAATTTCTGCATTCAGTTTGAGGGGGGTGGTGAGGCGACTATTGAGCTAAATAAAGTTTACGACATTGCTAAATTAGATTCTCAAGCAATTACGGCATTACTTGCTGCTTTACAGTCTGGCACTATGCGATTGATTGATTTTGTTAAGTACCTGCAAAGTATCAATATTATTCCACAAGATGAGAAGCCTGAGGATGTTATCGAAGAGATAGAATTATCGCGTGCTAACTCAATGATGTAGAGGTGAATATGCAATCACAATTGATGTTAGATAACTCAATGATGATCCAAATTCTCCTAGAGCGTCTCAAAGCTGGCATTGTTGATAGTGAGGAAATGCAAAGAGAACTAAGAGCTTCGGTTGCAAAGGCGTTAGCTAATTTCTCAGGTCAGATAACATCGAGGTCAAAACTAAACGCCATAATCGCTGAATTAAAGCGAGAGTTATCTCCAGTGCTGACCGGTTACTCTGAGTATTTGCTGCAATCTGTTCTCGATATCGGTGTTGAGTCAAGCCAACTTGAAGTTGATAGCTTATCGCAGATAGTAACAAATGAAGTAAGCAAGCCTGATGCTGAGAAAGTTAAAAAAGCCATTTTAAATGTGCCGCTGATATTAACCGCTTGGGGCGGCTCTTTATTTCTCAAGAAATTTATATCATCTTGGGTGACTAGCTCTATCCAGCAAGTAGAGAATCAGGCTGTTTTGGCTATGGCTGCTCAAAGTAACATTCAAGTTCTACAGTCCACTATTAATGGGGCTGCAATTGATAAAACACAGGTCTCTACATCGACGATATCTCGAATTACTTACAACTACAGAACAATTGCAAATACGGCAATTCAGCATGCTCATACATGTGCGGCTCAGGAATTTTATAAGGAGAATGACGATTTAATTAAAGAGGAAGAATTCAGCGCAATACTGGACAACAAAACATCATCGACGTGTAGGGCTTTATCAGGAAACCGATATCCTGTTGGGGCTGGCCCAATGCCACCATTACACCCAAACTGCCGAAGTCAGCGATTGCCAATACTTAATGATAAATTTGCTAATTTGATAATAACTAAACCAATAGGAAGATCTGAATGGGGAGAAGAAAGCTATTATGAGTGGCTATCTAGGCAACCGGCCAAAAGACAGGATTTAATATTGGGTCCGACTAGAGGGAAGTTGTTTCGTGATGGTGGTTTATCACCAGAGCGATTCGCACAGCTGCAGTTACATAAAAACTTTAAACCCATGACACTTAAAGATATGCAAAAGCTTGCGCCTAAAGCGTTTGAGCGAGCAGGAATTGAATTGAAATAACACAAACCCACCACTGAGTGGGTTTTTTATTATCCGCAGTTAGAGACTGCACCATCTAAACCAGAGGTTTTACGATGTTTAAATATTTATTAACGAAAGAAGAATTTGACGCATTAACTGATGAGCAAAAGGCTCTTTACAAAGAGTCTGGTGGTAATTACCAACTTCAAATCGAAGGTATGCCAGAAATTCCAGATGTGTCAGGGCTTCAAAAGAAAGTTGATGAATTACTTTCTGAGAAAAAATCAGAGCAGGAGAAGCGCCGGCAAGCTGAAGAGGCTGCAAAAAAAGCAGCAGAAGATCAAGCGCGTAAAAATGGCGATATCGAATCACTAGAAAAAAGCTGGGCTGAAAAGTTAAAGGCGCGTGAAAACGAGCTATTAGCACAGCTACAGGAGAAAGATGCGAGTCTACATACGCTATTAGTTGATAACGTTGCTCAAACCGTGGCTACAAAGCTTGCTGGTGACGCTGCCCCGTTAATCATGCCACACATTAAATCTCGATTATCAGTAGAGGACGGTAAAACGCGAGTGGTTGATGCTAACGGTCATCCTTCTGCATTTACCATTGATGATTTAGAAAAAGAATTTCGTAGTAACCCGTTATTTGCTCCAGTAATTATTGGTAGTAAAGCCACCGGAACCGGAGGGGACGGCGGTAAAGGGAAATCACCAGCCGGAGGCAGTGATAAACCCAAAAGTGCGAATCCATTAGTTGATAGCGCACGTGAAATCATTGCTAATATCCAAGAGGATTAATTTATATGTCTTTATATATTTTTCAAAAACAAGTGTCTCTAGCGGCAACAGAGTTGGTTGCTCAGGCTGTCCGTCAATTTAACGAAGCATCTGGTGGTGCTTTAGTTATTGGCGATGGTGATCATATCGGTGATTACATTGAGCAAACATCATGGCAGTTGCTTGGTGGTCTGGCTCAGCGACGCAATGCATATGGTTCAGGTAATCTAACGGCACAAGAATTGGGGCAAATCCTTGACCGTATGATTAAGGTTGATGGTCGTATTGGTCCCGTCTCAGTTACTCCTACAATGATGAAGCGACTAGGTAAGGATGTATCAGAAGCGGCTGCGGTAGTTGCTGCTCAATCAGCAGAAGCCATGTTACAAGATTACCTGAATACTGCTGGTGCGGCATTAAAAGCAGCTATTTCTGGTAATAAATCGGCCGTTACTGTTGGAGGTGAAACGCCATCATTAAGAGGTTTAAATAAAGCAACACGTCCATTCGGTGATGCATATTCGCGTATTGTTGCTTGGTTGATGGATGGTGCAACATTCAACGACTTTATGGATGAGACATTAACCAACGCAAATAACCTATTCCAAATTGGCAACGTCGCCATTAAACAAGATAACCTTGGCCGTCGTTTTGTTATCTCTGATATTCCAGCTTTATCAGATGCAGACAAACAACATTCGCTAGGTTTAGTGACTGGTGCTGCTGCGGTTCAAACATCACCACTAATCATGAAGGCTCAGGATGTATTAGGGCAAGAAAATATTAAGGCACTAATGCAAGGTGAGTACGACTTTACTATTGGTTTGCGTGGTTACCAGTGGAGTAAAGATAGCATCAAATCCCCAACTAACGAACAGATTGCCGCGGTAGCTAACTGGAAGCAAATTGCTACGGATATTAAAGATACTGCTGGCGTTATGGTTTCATTTGGTAAAGATACGGAGACTGGTGACGAAGTGGGTAAATCCACAAGATAATTATCAGTGATTATCCGGAGGTGATATGTCAGTACAAATCAGTCCGGAACAGATACGCGAGCAACTGGAAATCATGGGGTTTGAGGCTCCCGATTTTGCGGTTGCCGCGGCATTATCTGTAGTGGATAGTATTGATAAATGTCTTGATGAGGCAGGATATACGGAAGCAGTAATAACGCTGATAAAGGTTTATTCAGTTATTCTTATCCTGTCTGCAGCTGATGTTCGTAAAATTGCGTCAGAACACGCACCCTCTGGCGCTTCTGTTTCATACCAGTATTTTTCTGATGGCAGAAAAACATTGTTAAAAATGCTTTCTTCCCTAGATACCAATGGATGTACTAATAGTCTTCCTATTGAGCGCCCTGTAGGTATCATTCAGTTTGATGTAGTTCGGGGGTGATATGGGGAAAATCCTGCGGCGATTTTGCAAAGGGTGGGCAACCATCTGGAAAGTTGAGGGGAAAGATAAATACGGGAAGCCTATATTTTCAGAGCCAATCCATATCCGGTGTGATTACGGAAGTAGCTTTAAAGATGGTAGTAAAACTATTGGTACTGAAATAATTATTAAGAATGTCATTTGGACTGAGTATAGCGAAGCTTCTCAAGAAGACTATATCGCCATCGGTAAGCATGAAGACAGAGATCCATTTTTGCATGGTGCTAGCAGGGTTAAGTCTATCGATAGAGACCGTGATATTAATGGCGGTCTAGATGATTACACACTAACAACGGCGGTGTAACTATGGGGGCAAAAGTAAAAGGAATAGGTAATGCGATATCTAACTTAAACTCTCTGGTTGGAAGCATAGCATCAAAGAAGATAGCTCGAGCCATGCATAGAGCGCTAGATATTGGTGGCAGGCAAGCTGCTGTATACACGCCAATTGACACTAAAACGCTCATTAATTCACAATTTAGAGATGTAAAAGTAAAAGGCACACTATTTACTGGTCGCGTTGGTTATTCTGCTTCATATGCTGTTTTCGTTCATGACCCTAATGTTAATCAAAGTTTCCGTAGACCTACTGCTAAGAAAGAATTCCTCTTGAAAGGATTTGAGGAAACGAAGCAAATGATTGATCAGGCTGTTGCTGAGGAACTTAAAATATGACGACCTTTGAGAGACTGAAAAACTATTTTTCTGAATCAGGGTTATCTGATGGTTTCATTCAGCAGGATTATATTTGGAATGAAAAAGAAGGTAATGATTCAGATTCATATATCGTATTTCAGCAACTAAATGGAACTGGTCGTATTGATGATTTAAGTGGCGATGATTTCTTCACCGTTTCACTCATATCTGGCAAGGCGTGGATTGAGTTTATTGTTCAGAGAGCTAACGAAATACTAGAGTATGTAAGGTGTCACTCTAGAAGTCATAACATTGGTTTTATTATCAATACATCTGGTTTTGTTAATCCAATTCAAACAACAGAAGGTAGGTTTATTATCCCACTTTCTTTCCGCTGTACATCTTAAATTAAACACATCTTAACAGGTCGCTTATGCGGCCTTTTTTTATTTGCAAATAAAGAGGTTATAACATGGCACAATGCCCTGATGATAAAGGCCTAGTGATGGGTAACGCAGGTATTCTGCGCATTGCAAAAGGCTGTTCTAATCAAAGACCATTACAAAACCAATATATGCGACTAGGTGCGCTGACAAGTAAGTCTACAGACTTCGGTATGGAAACAGTGACATCTAACGCAGATGATACAAAAGGATTGTCGGAGTCCATTGTTACCGGTGCTGATGTGACAATTAGCTTTGACGGTGAATTGAAAAAAGCTGGTGTAACCGGTTCTACTTCCGCGTTTGATATTGCTAAAGAAATCCTTGATGAAGTTAAAGCCGGTCGTCAGCCGTCATATTGGGTGCAGTTAGATATGAAAGGCGATGGAACTGATGTAGTCGAAGGTTATATGACTTTCACATCATGGTCTATGGAATTTCCAACAAAAGAAATTTCCACTTACTCAGGTGAATTGAAAGTTGCTGATGCAGAAACGGTTGAATGGCTACAAGAAGAAATCGTGGTTGAAAGTGTCGCAGTAGAACCAGCCACTCTGTCTGTAAAAGTGGGTGAAACTAAGACATTTACCGTCAAATTTACCCCAACCGATGCGACGAACAAAAACTACACTGCTGTAAGCGATAAGCCGAATTTTGCAACAGTTACCCAGCTTGTGAATGTGGTCACTGTGCGTGGTGTTGCTGAAGGTACTGCAAATATCACTGTCACATCTGAAGATGGTAGTAAAACAGCAAAATGCGTGGTCAATGTTACCGCTGCTTAATATTACAAAGGGTGCTTTCGAGTGCCCTTGATAATATTCAGGAGGGATTATGACGCCTATTTTAGAAATCGGGGAGATGGTTATCTCTACTGATAAAAATGATTACTTATTTAGACCATCGTTCATCAATATGACAAGAATCGGTGAGCCTAAACAGATTGTGAAAGCCTACGGTCAATTAAATGGCGCTGAGGTGCAAGAGTTAATTGCACGCGCCGTAATGAGCTACAGGGTTATTCCTGAGTGGTTAATAAAAGCCATTAGCAAGCCAACATACGGACGCAATATTCTACAAACTGCAATGATGGTTATGCAGGCGTGCTGTGATGATGATTGTTCTGAAATCATTGGCGAATGGAGATCGGGTAAACGCGGTATCGTCTATAAAAACGGCAAGATGCCAATCGCTGACATTATCGTCATTGCCAGAGAGTTATTTACTCACGGAATTATCGGTAAAGCTAAGATCCGCAAACTGCAACGCAATGAAGGTAAAAATGAATTCTCAGATGAGTTTATGGCAATTGACTACATTAGTTCTGCTCGCGCTCATTTTGGTATGAATCGAGAGGAAGCCGAACAGCTAACCATGACTGAATTTCAGATGATGCTCAAAGCTAAATATCCTGACGAGAAAGGATTCACGAAAGAAGAATACGATAACATCATGAAGCAAGATGATAAGCGTAATGATGAGCTGATCAGTGGTAAGCGTCGACTGGTGAGTAGGAAGAGAAAGTAGCCAATTATCAGGCTTGAGATATTTTATAGTAAAGGTAGGAATATGAACAAAATCCTAAGGCAGTATCGACATATGAAGGTGCCTTTATTTGAATCTGGATATATTATCTATTGCGGTTCTTGGGATGATTGGCGCTCTCTACATGAAAAACTAGGCATTGATGGTGGGGATAGTTTTGTTAACGGTGCAAGTCATACAGTTACTAACACTCAGTGTGTACTCCATATTATTGGTGTGTTTAACGGTAAATTATCTACTCTAGCTCACGAATGTGCACATATAGCGTTCGACATTTGTTACCGCGTCGGTGTGAGCGTTGAAACAGGAGCCGCGAATGAAACATTTTGTCATCTTATTAGTAGGATGGTGGATTTCTGTGTTAAACCCAAAAAAGCCGACGTAGGCCGGCTTTAATTATTACAACAGGTTAAGGACGCTTACTGTTTGGTGTTCTTTTTTCAAGAACCCATGTGTTGCCTGATTGCGTTGTTGGTGGTAGCTTTTCGTTGTCTCTCACTGTGGCATAATTGTTTTTTAAACCGCCACGAGGTCCAACTTCTCGATAGATACCGCCATCTTTACCTGTGTTTTCACCGGGTTTTTTACCCATAATAAAAACTCCTTGTAATGCTCGTTATTGAGCAGAACAAATATTAGACGTGAATTTAATTAAGTCAAATATCCGTACAAAGGAAATGGGGCTGCTACTAACCTGATGACGTTTGGTCCTTTATTCGTTTTCTGAAAGCGCTAAGCTTTCCTTTTAACACTCATCACTGATCAAATTACCAGATAACCATCCATAAGCAATATTGATATTATGGTCATAAAATCAATGAGTAGTATCGGTGTCGAAGCAGAGAACGCAGTAGGTGGTGATTATTTTATATCGATTAACCTATTTGCGTACAAATAAAACAACATAAAATGCTTAGGGGATGGGTTTGAAAGAAGATACTATAACCATCAATTCGGAAGATGATGTTTTCAGATTGGTTGCGCAGTACGCTGAAGGTCATGAGATTCCAGAAAACGTAACATTTGAAGGCTGGCCAAACTTAACCTTTAGACTTACGGGTAATAAGTTCAATAAAAGTATTACACCATCCGTAATGAAAGGTTTTATTGACATGCAGGCGCATATCAATAAAGCATACGCCGCTTTCAAATATGGTGATCAAAACAAGCGTTTATCGAAAAAAGAGTTAGAATCGATAGAGTTGGTTATAACTATTGATGAAGGCTCATCCATAATTGAGATAAACATTGGTGGTTTTTTAGAATCACTTAAAAAATCGGTAATTAAGAAAATGACAGGAAAACAGATAGCAATAACAGTGATAAGCGCTGCATTTATCTGGGGAGCGTCTTCTTCTTATAAGTATTACCTAGATACCATGCGAGAAATAAAACTTGCTGAAATAAGCAAAGAAGGCGAAAAGCAGACGCTAGAGTCGATTAGGTTTATGTCTGAGCAAGAGACTAAACGAATGGAACTTGTTACAGGTGTTATCGAGTCCATACCTCAACTTAAGCAGCAAAATGAAATAGCCACTGAGTCTAAAGGTAATTTATTAAAGAACTTGAATAAAGCTGACACTATCGAGTTCGATGGTGTTGTTTTGGATGCTGAGTTAACTAAAGAGCTAACTTCTACAAAACGTAAAACTTACGCCGAAAGAAGAATTGATGGCATATATAAGGTTGTTAAGGTTGAGCCAGGCGATCCTGCGCCATTCAAGGTTACAGTGAAAAATGTAACCACTGGTGAGCTAGTTAGTTGTGTAGTTCAGGATGTGTTTTTAGATGAAAAAGAAAATAAAGAGATTATTCAGCAAGGTGAGTGGGACAGGGAGCCAATCAAACTAACCATAAACGCTAAAGTACTGGGCGATGAAATTAAGTCAGCAATCATTATTAAAGCCGAAAAACTCCCCCAAGAATAAATCTGAAGTAGATGAAAACTAACCCACTCCGGTGGGTTTTTTTGTTGTCTGAAATCTACAACCTATTGATATAGTTTGATTATAACGAATCGCGAGAATTGATAGCCCATCCTTGGGCTGGGTGTTATAGATCATCAGCTTCCCTTGCTATCGAAAATACGACATTTATAGCTAGCAGATATGCATTATCCACGACGCCATATACTTCAGGGGTTATAACATTTTCATGTCTCGCTAAAGCGTTCTCCATATACTCAGTAAGTTCTACGCAATAATATTCGCTTTCATGATCAAGAATATAGAGCCCCTTAATGAACTCTCTGTACCGTGTAAATATGGTTTTAATAAAAGCTTCATTTGATGACCATGAAAAAAAATCATTTATTGATAAAGGTTGGTTTAGTTGTTCTAGCCTAGTTAACTCTCGAGCTAGCCATTGACATCCGTCACGTAGTAGTTCTGGGGTAAGTTTCATACCATATCCTTATTTATCATTTTGTTGAGTACTGTTGGCTACTAGTTTTTCTAGCATGGATTCAATTTTGTCTAGTCTTCCAGAAATACTATCTTTTTTGGATTCAATTTCTTTCTTTGTATCCTTATCGCTAATGTTTTCCATAAAGTTAGATATCATTCCGCTTCTGGATAGCATAATTATATCTGGCGATAGTTCCTTTCTAGATTCTATCGCTACCCCCAAAATAGTTAATTTTTTACTAACTAACATATTCATATACTTTGGATTTAGCGAATGAAGGTAATACTCACCTTGATCAATAATTAGCTGTTTGAAAGTAGCATCATTACTTGAATCAAGTTTGCAGAGAATAAAATCGCCATTGTTAGCATCTAATTCTGGGTCAAATATAACAATACTCCCTTCAGGAAAGGTAATTGCAGAGTTAGATTGCATGGAATCACCATCTATCCTTACAGCAAACGCAGTATCTGAAGCTAAACGAGGAGCAGGGATGTAATCATACCCAACCATATTGTCATCACTTGGCAGATTAGCAGCTTGAGTAAAAGTCAGAATAGGTATTAGCGGCAAGGTAATCGTGGATCTGACTCGCCCAATCTCTGGGGGGGCGCCAATACCTTGAGCTAACCACTCAGCGGTAGCTCCTAATGTTGCAGCAAGATTGTTTAGTACATTAATTCTTGGTTTTGAGTCACCAGCCTCATAAGCGGCTATTTGCCTACGGACCACTCCTACCTTGTCAGCAAGATCACCTTGAGTAAGGCCTAAAGATTGCCTAACTAGTTGTATGCGATTTTTAAAATTATCATCTATATTCATATGTGAACTCTTTAAAATTCATATTGACACAATGTGAGTCATGATATATAACTAATACTACATCATGAAGATGTGATATTGAAATACTTCACAGGAGATAAAATGGAAAAGAAAAACAGAATTATGCCGTATCCATTTCGAATGAAGCCAGATATGAGGCAATGGATTGATAATGTTGCGGAGAATAGACGGCGCTCTACTCAAGTTCAGCTTGAATATATTTTAGAGGTATTTAGAGAGAAAGTGGAAAATGGTGAACTTGAGATGCCGTAAAAAAGAAGAAACCCCAATTGTTCGAGCAATTGAGGTTTCATTATCAAATAAACTCTTGGGCGAGAATAAGTGACATGACTAATTTAGCAAATATTAACGACATGAGCAATTCAGTTAAATCCATCCCAGCAATTATGCATAACGGAATACCTGTAGTTACGACTGAACTGTTAGCTGAGTTATATGATACTAAAAGTAACAACATAAAAGTAAACCACTCCCGTAATGCAGGTCGCTTTATTGAGGGTAAGCATTACTTCAAAGTTATTGGAAATGCTCTAAAAAATTTGCGAGTTACTTTAAGTAACCTACAAATTTCACCAAAAGCGAGAAGTTTAATTCTGTGGACAGAAAGAGGTGCGGCTCGCCATGCGAAAATGTTAGACACAGACAAAGCATGGGATGTGTTCGAATTAATGGAAGATCACTATTTTAATAAAGGAAAAAATGAGGTTGTTGTTAGCACGCGCCCAATAACCCAAAGGGAAAAAGATGCTCACAACATTAATGCTCTATTTAATCACTACGATGTTTTTTATTCAGCATGGAAGTCAGAAATATATCCAATGCTAAGACAACTTGAATCACCACTTGCTGGAAGGTTGGTTGATAGATTTCAAGATGGTTATGCATTTCTGATGAATTTAAGGAGAGATATTAACGGGAGATTACAAGAAGGTGAGTTGCCAAGAATATGCAGGTAAAAACAGAAAAGCCAACAGTTCGCACCTGCTGGCTAATCCCAAACAAAACCAAGAAGGAAATGTTTCAATGAACGAATTAACTTTAGCATCACATGAAACAAATGTCACTATGTCAAGTCGTGAGATTGCAGAATTAACAGGAAAGGCTCACCATCACGTAGTTCGTGACATTGAGAAAATGTTTATGGAACTAGATTTTAATTATCCAAAAACGGATGATTATGTTTCTAAAGAGTTTTTTATTAAGCGTAAAAATTACAAGGGTCGTTCTGTTATTGATGAAATAGGATTAGACCAAGATCTTACAATGACGTTAATGACTGGATACAGTGTTCCATTGCGCCATAAAGTATCAAAACGCTGGAGGGAGCTTGAGTCAGGGAAAGCAACACCAATTGTTGCACTTAATGATCCTGAATTCTTGCGTTCTGCTTTATTAAATTACACTGAAAAAGTATTAGCTCTTGAATCATCAAATAAAGAGCTAACAAACAAAGTCGAGTGTATGTCTAACTTGTTCAAAGAAGGCATGACACCGACTCAATTTTGTAAAATGCTTAACGGTGTAAATACTCAACAAGTTCAAATGTGGTTAGCTGAACGCAACTGGCTATATAACGAAAGTAAGTCAGGTAAAAATATTCGCTGGCGTGTCGCTTCATACGCTCGTGATAAGTACATGACAGAAAACCAGAGTGAAATTAACCCACACGGTCACGAACCTTTCATTAAGTATCAGCCAGTATTACTAAAGAAAGGTGCTAAACGTCTTTATGATCTCTATCTTGCTGGTGAACTACCAATGAAAAAGAACTGGGATGGTTTATTTACTCATGATAAGGAATTCAAAGAAGTAGCTTAATCACCCAAGCCAAGGACGGCTTGCTTGAGATCACATACTACGCCTCTTGATTGAGGCTTTTTGCTTTTCTTTGCACCACAAACAGCTAAACTAATAACAAATTAACTAACGAGGATGGTGTTGTGAGGAAGGTAACATTAACAGTATCTTTGCTAATATTATTTATGCCTTCAGCTAAGGCAATAGTGGTTGAAAAAAGTGAAGTGTCATGGATGGATGATATCCCTGAAGTAAGAGCGTTGGGATGTAAAGAATTTACAAAATTAACATACTCAAAAATAAAGCCTAGAGAAGTAATTATTAGTGAATCTATATTTTCTACTCATAAATTAATGCCAAACAGTTATTTGGAGTGCAGTATATGGAAAAATAGAGATGATACTGCATACGTGATTAAACCAAAGGAACATTTTAATATAGAAGGACATAACATAGGTGTGTATCATGAGGATGGTTCTGGAAGAATTGATGGCAGTAATGGACTATGGTCTTTTGGGTGTAAAAGCGACGCGATGACAGATGAGTATTATTGTTATTTGTCGGCCAATAATATAACCGTGACAAAAGATACTGATGGGTATCAAGTGTATGTTGGTAATGGGGTATTAAAATCATCAAGATCGCTAATTAGATTTGATAAAGATAAGCCAATCGAATCCGAATTAGGTGGGATATATTATGGAGAAAAGGCTACAGATATAATTAAAAGGCTTAATCATAACCCAAAAGTAACAATAAGGTATTATCCATACAGGAATAATAAATCAGTAGATGAAATCATAAATATTAATAACTTTAATATAGCTAAAAGCGTGCTTGATAAAATATATGATTCACACAAATAAAGATTTCATATTTTGTGCATAAGACCCTGTCATTTTGGCAGGGTTTTCTTTTTTTAGGAGACTTAAAATGTCAGAACAAAAAGTTGGCGGTATTGTTTACCAAGTATCAATGGATATAAAGCCTTTATTACAAGGTGAAAAGGAAGTAAGCAAATCCCTAGAGGAGATGAATAACTCAACAAAAAAAACCACAGAAGCGCTTAATAAGCTAGATAGAACGGCCGCTAATGTTGGTTCCTCTTTAAAAATGCCAGAGATAAACAAGCTATCCAGAAAAATGTCTGAGTTAGCTGGCAGTATTGGCGCTCAGTCAGCAAAAACAGAGAAAGCGACTCAGGTGAACAATAGATTTGCTGGCGTCTTAAGTACCGTATCAGGAACATTTGGCGCTGGCTATGTTAGCAATGTTGGTAGCGCAACAAGTCAACTTGTTCAGCACACAAAAGCCGCGATCCTAGCCACTCAAGCAGAATTAGAACACGCTAAATCAGCGCAAAAAGAAGCAGAAGCACTTCAAGCCGCGGCATCTCAGCAAGTATTAAATGCAAAAGCAGCAAAAGAGGAAGCTCAAAGCAAGTTAGCCTCAGTTAGTGCTGAAAAAAGCACTATTACTGAAATAGAGCGCTCTACAGATGCAAAAATGAAGGATCTGGAGGCACTTCGTCAGCGTCAAATTTTGATGGTTAAAGATGCAGAAGAAAACTACCAGATGACGGCTAGCGAAAAGAATTTAATGGTGGTAACTAAAGCAAAAAATGCACTTTACGCCACCGAAAACAAAATAAAGACACAGTTGTCAGTTACTGGTAAAGAAATAGCCGCAATAGAGGCTCGTATTGCAGCAGCAAAAGAGGCAGAAGCGCTTGCAACTAAACGATTAAACGCAGCAATAGCGCTAGAGCAGAAAGGTAAAGCAACCTTAAAGTCAGCAAATGAGGCAGTTGCCGCAGCGTCAGCAAAAGTAACGCTAGCCACACAGGCACAAAGTGTTGCCATGAATGGATTGAAAAGCGCAATGGCATTATTGGGTGGTCCTACTGGATTGTTTATGTTAGCCGCAGCAGGGGTGTATGCGCTTTATCAATCAATGAGCAACAATTCATCTATTGATGATTATAAGTCAAAAATTGACGAAGCTATCAATAAACTAGATGAGCTTAACGCTAAACAAGCTGCTGCTGCCGCATCAAAAGCAAGGTCAGTTATTAATGAAAACACGAAAGAAATTGACTCTTTAGAAAAGAAAATAACATATATACGTTCAATAATTCAAAGTATCAAGGATGGTAGCGGTAGAGTTTGGGAGGATGTGCAAGATGTAGATGAAGCAAAACAAAAACTTAGCGAGTTAGAGGGTAAGTTAGTAGATCTAACACAAGAAAACAAGCACTATTCCCGAACACTGGAATTATTAAACAAGACAGAAAAAGAAAGGACAGGTAAAACCGACGAACAAATAGAAGCTAATGCTTTATATCTAAAATCCGTTGGCGGAGTTCGTGAAGCTAACGAATTATTGTTGAGAACATTAGAGCTAGGCTCTCCGGTTATTGCTGATATAGAAACCCAGATAGACAATCTTGCTAAATCACTTGAGGATGCAAAAGTACCTCCAGAGGAAGCAGAAATTGCTATTTCGAACCTCAGAACAGCATTAGAAGCGAAGTTATCAAATAACTTTGAAGTGATGCTACAAGACCTTGAAAATAATGTTACTGCATTAAAAATAGAGATGAAGGATGGCAAAGATGCGGCGATAGAGTATCGTGCAAGCGTCATGGCCGCCAAAATGGGCATGACTGATGAGGGACAGGTAAAGCGTTATATACAATTAATTAAAGAAGAAACCGAGGCTAGGGAAAAGTTAACAAATCAAAACAAGAAATCAAAATCAGGAAATAACGAAGCTAAACGCATTGACGATGCCATTAAAAAACAACAACAACAGACTGAGGCGTTAAGAAAAGAATTTGAATTATTGAGTTCTGGCGCAGCTAACGTAAATAGAGAGATGGCTATTTTTAATGCTGTTCAAAGTCTGGGTGCTGATGCGACAGATAAGCAAAAGAAAGCTATTGCTAAAGAAGCCGCCGAAGTTTTTGACCTCAAACAAAAAGTCGATGACTTTATTAAGTCACAAGAAATCACACCGGAGTTAAAACTTGCAAGAGCATTTAGACAAGAGTCTGAAGAGCTTAAACGCATGTTTGATAATGATTTCATTGATGAAGAAACGTTTAAGGCGTTAGGCAATAAAGCAATGAAGGCATTTGATGCTGGAATGGCTGAAATAAAAATAAATGCGGTTATTGACCCAATAACTGAAGCCAAAGGGCAATATGACCCGATTCAAGCACTGGCTAACGAACACGCTAAGAAACTTGAGATGATCCGCCAATTCGAAACAGAAAAAGGCGCTATTACTCAGCGTGGCTTAGAGTTAATGAATGCCGCTAATACTCAATATGAGCAAGACCGGTTAAATGCTCAATGGGAGATATGGCGTAATCAAAGTCAAGCTAATCAATTCTTAGCTGATGGGTTGGACGCATTAGGACAACGCTCTACTAACGTACTCACGGGGCTATTAACAGGCACACAATCCCTTAATGATGCTTTCCGTAATGTCGCATTAACCATTGTAGACCAAGCCGTTGGCGCTCTGGTTCAAATGGGTATGCAACAGGTTAAGAATATGGTTACTGAAAGTGCCATGCGTAAGGCTTCCAATGCACAAGCTATAGCGGAGGCTACAACCACTGGCGCAGCAATTACAAATGCTATGGCTCCGGCAGCAGCGACAACCAGTATTGCCACGATGGGCTCTGCCGCCACATGGGGTATGGCTGCAATGGCAACAGCTATTCCCGCTATGATTGCGCTTGCTGGTGCTCGTAAAAATGGTGGGCCCGTAAATGCTGGCTCTATGTATCGAGTGGGTGAGGGCGGTAAACCTGAGATATTCAAAGCATCGAACGGCAATCAGTACATGATACCGGGTGATAATGGTCGAGTTATTAGCAATCGACAAATGGGTAAAGGTGGCAACGGTGTCAGCATGGGTGACATGCACTTTACATTCCAAGTTCAAGCACCTAATGGCATCACTCAAAAGGAAGCACAACAGATACAGCAAATGGTGAGAGGTACGGTTTATGACGTACTTGGTAACGAAATGCGTAGCGGTGGTGCTTTGGAAAAAGTAAGAAGTTGGTAATTAAGAGAGGTAGTTATGAGTAATCAAGAAAATATATTAATGATGGATGGTAATGGGATCATGAAAGATAGTAACGGCAATGTAATAGCTAAAGGTGTGATGTTTAAATCTGAACTAAAGTTATCTACACCATCGATAGAAGATTTAGTGAAAAGAATTGAGTCACTGGAAAAACAGCTCGCTGATATGCAATTAACGAGCTGTGATTTTCAGGTGTTGCGAAAGATGACTAGTGATAATTTTGCGTATGCGGTATCTCGACTAAAATATTCCGCATCTCGTAGCTAAATTACCTCTGGAATATATAATCGAGGTATTCAATCATATCTTTTTCATAGCTATTGTGTTGTTCAGTTTTTGGGGGCGTTTTAGTGGATTCTAATAGATAGTTATAAGCTTTTTCTTTATCTTCGGGATTTAATGATAACTCAACTAAAAACCTTAGCACTTTACTATTCATTGAGCTATAGGCTAGTAATTTAGAGGTAGAGTTTGCATTTATTTCAATAGCATCGGAGTGCTCCTTAATTGTATCAGCCATTTTGTTAATAGCTTCACTTAATTTAATCGGTTTTTCGATTGGATTATTATTTTCTGACATTTCATTCCCTCACACCGAAGTAATCAGCCATTCCTTCGGCAAGTTTCTCTGGGCTGAATATATAAAATAACCTAATGGATATTTATTAATATCCTGATATTTGATCAGGCGGCTTTGTGTCGCCTTTTTTATTGGAGTAATCAATGGAAGAGTTTAAATGGCGACCTGAAACAGCTTATCAGGTGGGTAATGAGCCTAAAGTGAAAGTAGCCAAGTTTGGTAACGGTTATGAGCAAAGAGTCAAAGACGGGATCAACAACCAACTAAAGACTTATCAACTCTCATTTGTTAAACATGCTGATATTGGGAAACAGATTGATGAGTTTCTTAAGGCTCGAGGTGCGGTTGAATCATTCTTATGGCTAACCAGTGATGATAACTCTAAACGTAAATTTGTTTGCCGTGGTTGGCAGGTAACGCCAAGAGCGACGGTATGGCAAATAGATTGCACATTTGAGGAGGTTGTTGCATGAGGGATATACCTCAAGAGATGCGCATAGATGTTGCAGATTTACAGCAAAATGCAATGTTAGATTTGTATGAGGTCGATTTAAGTCGTTTTGGTGGTGACGTTTATCGGTTTCATGACGGCATGAATGGCTTATTAAAACCTATTATTTGGCAGGGATTGCGATATGAGCCTTATCCTGTTCAGGTTACAGGGTTTAGTGTAACAGCTCAGGGTGCATCAGACAGACCAAAAATGACGTTTGCTAACTTTGACGGAATGTTAACTGCGATTAACAACGACTATGATGATGCGCTAGGCGCTGTCGTTACTCGCAGGCAGGTTTTAGAGCAATATCTCGATGCTGTTAATTTTCCCAACGGAAACCCACAAGCAGATCCAACCAGAGAAGCCGTTCAAAAATATGTTATCGAACAGCGAGAAAGTTCAGGCTCTGATTTTGTGACGTATATATTAGCACTTCCAACAGAAACAGATAACGCCCTGATACCTAGACGGGTTATTCAGGCTGATATCTGCTCGTGGCGATACAGAGGATTTGATTGTGGTTATGATGGACCACCTGTTGCAGATGAAAAAGACCAACCAACAACCGATCCCTTAAAAGACAAATGCTCTCATAAATACAGCGGGTGCAAATTAAGACATAAAGGGAATATGCCATTCGGCGGGTATTTAGGCTCAAATAAATTAGGTTAATCCATGATTGAGAAAGACATTATCGCTCACGCGAAAGCGGAAGGAGTGAGGGAGTCTTGTGGCTTAATTTCGGGTGACAGGTATTTCCCTTGCAGAAACATACATCCCGATCCGCAAAACTATTTTGAAATTAACCCTGACGATTGGATGACGGCAGAGTGTTACTCAGACGTCAAAGCTATTGTTCATAGTCACCCTGACGGAAAGCCTTTCCTGAGTTCTGGCGACAGAACAATACAAAGGAAAACAAATCTGCCTTGGTGGTTGGTATGTGATGGAGAGATCCAGAAGTTCAGGCCAATAGCGCCACTGTTAGGTAGAGAGTTTAAGCATGGTGAGCAGGATTGTTATTCCATTATACGCGATGCCTATCACCTCTCAGGCATTCAGCTAGATGATTTTATTAGGCCCGATGAATGGTGGTACACAGAACAAAATCTCTATCTTGATAACACGGATAAGCAGGGATTTTATCAAGTAGAAGAGGCTCAAGAAGGCGACATGATATTGATTTGCCTAGGCACATCAAAACCTTGTCACGCTGCGTTGTACTTAGGTAATCAAGAGATATTGCATCACAGGCCAGACAGATTGAGTAAGCGAGATACTTACGGTGGTTACTGGTTTAAATACACTCACAGCATTTGGAGGCATAAACAATGGTCAAATTACAGTTTGCAGGCTATTTACGCAGATTTGGACGCAGGTTCGAGCTTGAGGTAAGTAATGCAGGTGAGGCCTTACGCTGTCTTTGCTATCAAATTGATGGGTTGAAAAAAGAGATTAACCAAGGTCAGTTTCGCGTTCGTATCGCAGGGAATGATATGACCGAGGATAGTATTTCCACGGGATTAAGTACGCCATTAAATGAAGGTGATGTTATTACGATCGTCCCCATAGTTGGTGGTGCTAAATCTGGCGGGTGGCTAGGCATTATTGGTGGAGCTGCTTTAATTGGCGCATCGTTTTTAATACCGGGCGGATTTTTGGCAACGATGACATCGACTGCATTATTTGCCGCGGGTGTTGGTGTGGCCGCCGCGGGATTGGCAACCATGTTAACTAAAACACCGCCAGCGCCAAGCATAGAGGGGCGAAACTCAGAGAGTAACCAGTATTTCAGCTCGTTATCAAATAGAGTCGGGCAAGGTTATCCGGTTCCTATCTGTTATGGCGAGATGGTTGTGGGTTCAAATGTAATATCACAAGGTTTGGAGACTGTTTAATGGGTAAAGGTGGCGGTGGAGGAAGCACTCCGAGGCTGCTCGATGACAACTTAAAAAACAAACAATTTCTTAATGTCATCGATTTAGTTTCAGAAGGGCCAATAGAAGGGCCTGTAGGTGGTATGTCAGGTTTTCTATTGAATGGAACGCCTGTTGTAGATGCGGATGGTAATCCAAATATTCATGGTGTTGAGGTTCAATGGCGAGCAGGAACGCAAACGCAAGAACCATTAGATGACTTTCCTTTTGTAGAAAAAGAAATTCCTGTCAATGTAGAGGTAAAAAAAAGCACACCAATCTTACGCACCATCTCAGATCAGGAAACTGACCGCGTTAGATTTACTTTGGGGGTTTCTGCTCTTGTTAGTCAAGATGACAAGGGAAATCAACACGATGCTACGGTAGAAATGCTTATTGAAGTTAATGATGGTTCTGGTTGGACACATGCAGAAACAGCAAAAATAACCGGAAAAATCAGTGGTCAATATTTAGAATCATATATCATTGATGCGCCTAAAAAGAAACCTTTCCAAATTAGAGTTTCACGATTAACAGATGATAGTAAAAGTGATCTACTGAAAAACGGAACGGTATGGGCAAGCTACACAGAAATAACTGACGCTAAATTCTCTTACCCTAATTCTGCTGTCGTCGGGATGAAAATCGATAAATCCCAATACGGTGATACACCCAATCGCACCTATCATATCAAAGGGATGATTATCCAAGTTCCAGATAACTATGAACCCGAGTCCCGTACTTATACAGGCATCTGGACTGGTCGCTTCAAGCCAGCATGGTCTAATAACCCTGCATGGGTTTTTTACGATTTAGTCACTAATGAGCGATACGGTATAGGAGAGATGATCGGCTCGTTTGGCGTTGATAAATTCGCGCTATATGCCATTGCTCGTTACTGTGATGAATTGGTTGATGATGGGTTTGGCAACAAAGAGCCTCGCTTTACTTTTAATGCCTACATTACCTCTCAACGAAAAGCCAAAGAAGTGCTTGATGACTTAGCGTCTGTATTTCGCGGTATGCCTTTATGGGACGGACAGCAATTAACGTGCTTTCAAGATAGACCATCAGATCCAGTATGGACGTACACAAACTCAAATGTTATTGATGGAAAATTTAAATATACATCAACAGCGAAATCAGCTCGTCATAATGCTATCGAGGTGTCATGGATAAACCCGAGTAATGGATGGAGTGAAGAAAGAGAATTCATCCAAGATGATGATCTTATTCAGCGATTCGGCGGTGTAAATGTTAAGAAAGTTACTGCTTTTGGTTGCACTAGTCGCGGACAGGCTCACAGAGTGGGTAAGTGGATATTACAGACAGAAAAGCTGGAGAAAGATAGCGTTACATTCTCAACAGGAAGAGAGGGGATTAACTGCATCTCTGGCGATATTATTGAAGTAGCAGACGATAGCTTTGCAGGAGTGAAGGTAGGAGGTCGGGTTTTATCAGTTAATGGTAGCACTATTATTATTGACGCGCCTATAGATTGGGAATATGACGATAAAGGTACTTTCTCATTTTTAGGGTCATCAGGCGGGTTCGAGAAAATAGATATTCAATCTATCGATGGTGATATTGTCACTTTGCGGGAGATACCGAATGGATTGAAACAGTATGGTGTGTTTTCCATTACCAAAAGCACGCTAACAACAAGATTGTTTCGAGTCATTACCATTTCGGAAGACAAAGACGGGATTTATTTATATAACTGCATTCAACACGAACCGCAAAAAGAGCGCATTGTTGATAATGGTGTTGATTTTACTGGAAGCCCTCCAACGCAAAACGTTATCCGGATCCCTAATATAGAGCGACTTTCCATTGCCTATGTCAATGACAGCTCACAAGTTCAGGCTAGGGCAATGTGGATGACAACAACCATCAACAGAAATATTTCATTTAATGTCACTCTTTATAAAGATAGTAAGGTTGTATCTACTGGTAATACCACAGATTTAGAGTACTACTTTAATGGGCTTGAAGCTGGTGACTATCTTGTCGGTGTAAGAGGCAGAGATACTAATGGGATGCTTGGTAATGAATCAAAAGTCCAGATGGTTATTGGTACGCCAAGCGCACCTAACTCAATAATTGTTGAGTCTGGTTTTTTTGAAATAAAACTAATCCCTCATATCGCCGTGCCACACACTCTAAATACCGAGTTTGAGTTCTGGTTTTCTGGCGAAAGAAGAATAGGCAATGTTAATGAAATAGAGTCAAAGGCTGATTTCCTAGGTCGCGCTAAGTTTTGGACAAAAGGGCAATTAAAGCCGGGACGCGATTACTGGTTTTATGTAAGAAGCGTAAATGAATATGGAAAGTCTCATTTTGTGGAAGCAAAGGGGCAAGCTGATGATAACACGGAGGCTATTCTCGATGAGTTAGACGGCCAATTCATGACAACAGAGGCAGGTAAACAACTTGACGAAAAACTGAAATGGAATACGGAGTCTATTGCGGTACTGACAAACGCCACTTACTCGCTATCTACGGATGTATTGCAACGTTCTGCTAATGCGCAGGCCGGTATTACTCAACTACAACAACTCCGAGTTTCTGATAATGAAGCATGGGCACAGGATATTAAGCGTGTATATGCATCTATTGATGAGAATGCCGCTGAGGTTAAACGCGCCCAAAATTCTATTGTGGATTTAAACAAAGCATTTGCTGAGGATAGAACACGAGTACAGGCTCGATTTAACGAACAAGAGGGCATGATACAGGAGAAAATGCAGGCCACGTTTGAGCAATCAGGCGACGGTGTTGTGACCCACTCGATTAATATCACCATTAAACACAATGGCGTGAGTTATAACGCGGCAGGGCAAGTAATTAGCGCTCAGGTTAAGAACGGCAAGCTTGAAAGTTTCATTGGCTATAACGCAAATAACTTTGCTTGGTATAACCCTGTAAATGGCAAGATGGAATTATTCATGTATGCCAAAAATGGGCAGTTGTTTATTCGAGACTTATTTATCGAAGATGGCTCTATTACAAATGCAAAAATAGGGAATGTGATTCAATCTAATAATTATGTAGCCGGTAAATCAGGCTGGATAATTAATAAAAATGGGTTTGCTGAACTCCAGAATATAAAAGCGAGAGGAGAAATAGAGGCAACTTCTGGACGTTTAAAAAATGTTGTTATTGAAGAAAGCTGTGACATTCTCGGTAAGCTAAAGGTTGAGAATTTAGAGGGGAATATAGTCACAGTTACTCAGGACGTTTATCACAACCTCTCATTCTCTCATAACAATATTGTTGAGCTATTTAAAGTTAAACGCAGAACTCAAAAGTGTTTTATATGGGTGCAAGGAGCATTAAATCCTTACGAAAGAATACCCAATAATGGCGTGAAACCAGAAAATCGTTCAGCATTTGCATATCGTGCACCGTTTTACAGAAATGGTGCAGGGGCGGCTGATATCTATATTGATGGAGTTATCCAGCCTAGACCGAGCATCTACAACATGGAAGACACAGCAACATCTGATTTTTATGCTGTAAATGAGTTTGTACTGGAATTAAGTCCGGGTGAAGGAGTTGCAAGTATTGGTATAAAAATCCCTCAAGGTGGCAGTGAAACGACACGGTTTATTATGCGAGCCAGAATAATCGTATTCCCAGATAACCAAGACGTTATTTTTAATTAATTAGGAATTCATAATCATGATATACACAACAGGCACTGTTAGCACAGTGTCAGGGTCTGCTATTGTCTCTGGCACAGGTACTAAATGGACAGTTAATAATCCCGCTATTCGCTCAGGTACGATTATTTTAATTAAAAATGGTAATTCTAATTTTATTTACATGGTGGATAGAGTTAATAGCGATACAGAATTAGTCATTTCACAACCAGCTACATTTACCGTAAAAAACACCAGTTACAGTATTAATCTCACTGAGCCGAACTCATACAGCGACGCTAATAATCGTATGACCGCTATTGCATCAGATACGACGTATTTTCTGCGAGCAATGGACCAATGGATGATGAATAACGGTGTGGTGACAGTAGAGCTATCTAATGGGCAAAAGGTCACACTCGATAGCATCAAGAAGATGCAAGGGGATATTGCCAATCGAGCTGATAAATCAGCGAATGCAGTCCAATCATTTTCAGGAGGAATCAAAGCGCCATTCGCAGATGCAGTAAGAGAAAATGATTATTTTGGCATTCGAGTGCATACGAATGGTACATCTGCTCTGTATGGTTTCAGAAACGGCTCTGGATTTGATTACACATTTCCTACTTATTCGGGCGAAGCTGTGTTAAAGCAAGGAAGTTACATAGTTAATTACGGGACAACAGACCGGACTGGTGTAAAATTATACAAAGGGAATAAAGAATATATAGTGATAGAGGGTAGTTCAGGAGCTAATACACTCATGCAATTAGCTTACAGAAATACCTCTGGTAATAACGTAGCTGTTGTAGATATACCAAAGAAAAATGGCACATTAATGCTGGTTGGCGATTATGGCTTCGGCTCTAGGGGGGATGATAGAATTCTGAGGGGTTACAATGAGTCACAAATAGCTGAACATATCAAGGGAGACAAGGCGCTAACAAATGTATGGAGAGATAATGATAATACTACAAAATACTCTCCTCGTTATTCGGCTAACCTATTAGTTAGGACTGGAGACACCTATTTTAATATCAATGCACACCATGTTAATAGTGAAATAACTGTCACGTCGGGAGTGGGCAATAACGAAATAATCAGAAAAATATGGAACTCGGGAAATACAACGGTAGACAGTAACGGCTTTATCAAAAAAGCCTCTCCAATCATCGACATCAATCCCGACGGCACATTCACCACTAACGACGAATCAGAAGGTGCTACAGTTACTCGAGTAGCTCAGGGTGAATATCTTATCGAAGGTGTACTCGGCTTTAACTCAGATGCAGGTTGGGGTGGTGTTGATGGTGGTATTGAAATTCCACTCGATGTTAATAAACAGCCATTGATATGGGTAGACTCTAAAGTTATGAAGGACGGTTCTATCCTCGTGAGAACGCATCATCGAACTTACCCTAACTCACCTAAATTCGCCCGTAATGATATTGATGGTTACAAAGATGGCGACCCAATTGATATCCCTGATGGTCGTTTTATTTCCATTCGTGTACAGATGCCAGAGCAATCCATCTATAATGTGAGAATGCGTGAGATGGAAGAAGCACAGAAAGCGGAAGAGGAACGCAGACAAAAAGAAGAAGAAAATCAGGACACCAATAAGGCACCCGAAATTGATAACTGATTGATTATATAACTAGGTCGATTCCATCGAGCATCGGCACTATTCTGCTTTCAAATACTGCACCGATTTTCCATCCGGCAACTTCTTACTTCTCTCACGATAAAACGCTAATCGTTCATTAAAATACTCACGCAAATGTGCTGGTTGTTGTCGCTCAACTTCGGACGCAACAACTGGCATATTGAGTCGCTCTTTGTATGCGACACCTGAAGCGGCTAAATCGACATTAATTTTGTCTTTTTCTTCTTGAGGTAAGTTTGCGAGGTTCAT